CCTCAAGCCACGTGTCCCCACCTAGGTGTATGTGCAGGGTGACACCGCACTGCTTGGTGCCCCTGCGTATAACGTCGCCAGCGCTTAGCCCCTTGGTAGTGGTGCCAAACAGCGCCCAATACACGGCGTCGAACAACGTGCTCTTGCCCGCGCCGTTACTGCTGTAGTCGCGCCCCTCGCCAAGCACCAACCACACCCCGTCAGCCACCTCGAGCGTGGTGTCTTGGTAGCACATAAAGTTGCTAATTTCAACGCTGGTCAGCACGGCGGGCTGCGGTACCTGCATGTTAATTTCGCTAAGCAAGTTCAGCCCCACCTTCCTGTGTTCAGCAGGGTTGTTCGGCTCCTCCTGCCGCAGCCACGCGTCCACCATGCTGTGCGGGTCGTGCACGGGCACCTCGCCCAAGCGCGTTTCAGCCTGTTCAGGCGGCTGCTCCCGCACCCTGTAATAGTTGCTGTCATCTTTTATGTCGTTGGGGTCGTCCACGGTTACAAAGCGCGGGCTTTCCTCGTTTACCTGCATTACCAGCACAAGCCCCGGGTCCTTCACCTGCACAAACCAAAACCCGTGGTCGCCCTTGTCACCAAAGTTCTGTTGTTCAGGGCTGCCCGGAACAAGTATGGCGCGGTCGGTGTGCTGCCAAAATACCTGCGGGTGGTGCACGTGCCCAACTATGGACAGCACATGCTGCTCCCACAGCTTGGCCGGGGGCAGCCCAACGTCAAACGCAAAGTCAAACGCGTTGCTGCTGCCCTGCACTGTTTGGTGGTACACGCCCACGTCGGCCTTTACCGAAAGCACGTCAGCATCGGGCTGGTAGCCCTGCCCTGTTATGGTTAAGCCGTTGCCCATGGTGTACACCTTGCCGCGCTCGAGGCACACGAGGTTGGGCACTGCTGCCTGCAACGTGTCCACCACGGTTTCGTACACCTGTATTGTATCGCCACGGCTACGTGCGTCATGGTTGCCCCACACGCAGTACTTTTCAACGTTGTCAAACCTGCGTAGCTGGCGCACCAAGGCGTTGAGCACGCCATTGCGGGTACTGCCTATGGTGTGCACCCAATCACCTGCAAACACCCACGGGCAGCGCTCGCTACGTGCATGCGCTAGGCTGTAGTCAAGTACGCTAATAGTGTACAGCATGCGCGAGTTAACGCCTGCGGGGCTGGCCTTGCTGGCAAAGGCAGTATGCGGGTGCAGGTGCAGGTCGGCCAGCGCAATTAGCTTACGCGTCGCCATCGTCTTCCACCTCCTCGCCTTCCAACGTACTGGTACGGCGCACCTCGGCTAGCTGCTCCAAGTACTTGTCCGCCACGTCCAGTATGTCCCCATACTGCAAGCACAGCTCATAAGCGCTTTCGTCCTGCCGTAGCGGGTCGCTGTTGTACGTTTTAATGCCCGTGTCCTCGCCCTTGTACTGTAGGGTGTGCCTGCCCGTATCAGCCACAACGCTTAGCTTCAGCAATATGGGCAGCAACCCGCTGTACGGGTTAATGGGCTGGTAAAACGGTATAATGAAAGTGCACTTGCGGAACGGCACGGTCACGCGGTTCTTGTCAACGGTCGCATGCACCTGCTGCGCTACTATGTCGTCCCTGTCATCCTTAAACTTTTTGCCAAGCCGCAGCCCCACGCGCACGCTGGCTTGGTACTTGAGCGCGCCGCCGCCCGGGGTGGTAGTTGGTTGGTATATGTTGCCAATGTTGGCAATATGGTGGTTGGCTACTACGTAAGCCATGTCAGCTTGGCTAATGCGTGCGCCCATTACCCGGAACAGCTTGTGCAGGTCTTTAGCACGGGCAAGGCTAACCTTTTCCGGGTTTTCCAATTCGTGCTCGGTGGTAAGCCGCGCCAAGCTGTCAAGCGCAATAAGCCCACGCTTGTGCGCACCCAAGTAAGCTTCAAGCACCTTCATGTGCTCCAGCACCGTATGGCTGTGCGTGTAGTACAACCTGTTGGTGTCTATGCCTAGGTACGCAGCCCACTCCAAATTAAACGCACCCTCGGTGTCGTCCAGCAGCGCTGTTGTTTTGTCGTCTTCGTGCGCCGCCGCTATACAGCGGTACAGCAAGTATGACTTGCCCGTGCTAGGGTCGCCGTGTATTTCGGTTACGTGCCCTAGCGGCCAGCCGTGTTGGAACTTGCCAGACACAGCATAGTTAAGCGCGTAGTTGCCCGTGTTAATCCACCCGCGTATGGCCCCTACGGCGCTGGCAGTTTGCACCGTTAACCCCTCCTTGGCCAGTGCCGCCTGCCATGACTCGCCCTTCGTTTTCGCCATTGTAGCCCCCCATATTTGCGCTGTAAGCGCGTTTCGACCTGTCCCCTTGCTACTAGGGTAGGGGGTGGGGCCTAAGCCCCACCTACCCCAAGGTTAAGAACCTGACATTTGCCACGCACAAAGCACGGCGTGCCGTACTCCCCGCTGTCGCACGGGTGCACTTCTGGGTCGTACTGGCCAAAGCACGGCGGTTGTGCTGCCATAGATGCTGGCGCGGGTGCTGCCGCTGCCGTAGGTGCTGCTGGCGGCGGCGGTGGCGTGCCTGTGGTGGGCGGAGGCGGTACTGGCGGGGGTGTGGGTGCCCCTGTGCTTGGAGGCGGCACAGGCGGCACACCTGCGCTTGGGGGTGCAGGTGGTGCGCTTGGCGGCATGGGCGGTGGCCCATGCGACGGCAATGGTATGCCCGCGCTAGGCATGCTTACAGGTTCGCCAACCGGGAAGCCCAAACGCTTAAGCGCTTTTTCCATGTCCTCGGCTTCAAGGTACGGCGGCAGTTCGCCCGCTAGCGCGTCCACCTCTTGCTGCCACGTTTCGCCAACGTACTGCATAATGTCCACGCGGTTAGGGTCGGGCTGCACGGTGTAGTCGTTGTAGCCCGTTTTGCTTTGGTTACCCGGGGTCATGGTAATGTAAAAGCCGTACCCCGTCTGCGGGTGTAGCGGGTCGCCCCACGCTGCGTTGCCAATTATCTCGCGTATACCCGTGTACACTTTCCAACCTGCCGCGTAGTGCTGCACCCCCAAGGTTGGGTTGTTCATGTCAACCATGTTCATTAAAAACTGGCCACCACGGCGTATCTGCCTTGCGTGCTTGGCCAGTATAGGGTCGGCTTCGTCGTTGTTAAAGCGCTGCGCCATTTCGCATGCTATGCAGTGCTGCTTGCCACTTTTATTGTCGCGTGGGCAGCGGCCAACCAGCGGGTCTTCCCCCTCCACCCGTATAAAGTGCACGTTGGCCTCATACACAAAGTCGTGCACCTCCTCCACAAAGCGTTCGTGCTCGGTAAAGTACAGCATGGTGGGTGGCAGTACCCTAATAAGGTTGCTGCCCGCTTTTGGTTTCCAGCCGTAGCTGCGGCTGCGGCTGCTTTGCATTTCGTCAATCCAACTGTCAGGCATGGTATGCCTCCTAGTAACTGCTTAGCTCTACACGTTGCCGTGCGCTTATTTGCACTAGCATGTCCTTGCGCTGTTCAAACGCACTTACCACACTGCGAAATAGCCCTGTAATGTGTGCCTGCTGCTGGTAGCTAACGTATGCCTCCTTTACTGCGTCTTCGCTGTTTATCAGTTCCTTAGCTGCTGTTGCCGACTTGCCGTGTTGCAGTAGCTCCTTGTACGTGTCTGCCTTTGCGTTTTCGTATGCGTGCTTGGCCAGTGCCTCCCTGCTGCGTTGCGCCTCCCACAGTGCGCCGAAGTATGCGTACAGGCTTGGCTGGTTAACTATGGCGTCTGCTAGGTTGTTTACATCTATGTTAACAAGGGTTGCCGCCAAGGCGGCGGCGTCAGTGTGGTTGGTGTTGGGGTCTTCCAACTGCTGCACGTAGGTAAGTATAGCATTGTCATCCATTGCTTCCCCCTCCCCTGTTGTAGACACGTTGTGCGCTTAACACTAGCCGCTGCGACGAAGGGTTGTGCGTGTTTGGGTGTAGGTTTCTACGGCTAATGTTAAGCGCACAGTTTTTTGTAGCTGGCAGCAGTGGCCTTTCCCAATTATGCGCCGTGTTGCAATGGGACGGGAATAAGGGCGCGGTGGCGGTGGTGACTTGCCCTGCCACTATTTTGCACGGCTCTCCCGCCAATAGCGTTGCCGCTACCAGTAACCCCATTGCTGCCAGCCATAACGCCCAAGCTAGCCGCGTTCCAAACAGGCCGCAAGGCTCTGCCATTTACCACACCTCATAGGGGCGCAACGAGCCTAGCGCCTGTCCTGTTTCAAAGTCCATAATCAACGGCACCTTAAACCACGGGGCTACCCACTTGTGGCACGTAGGCAGTGCCTCCCCGTTAACCACGCGCAGTGCCGCGCCTAACTCATCGGGTGGGCTTTCACCCACTATGCTGTCATGCACGCTGCCTAGCACCCGGGACTGCATGCCGTGGTCTGTAAGCAAGCGGTCGGTAAGCACCAAGGTGTACAGGCACATGTGCCCTGCGGGGCCTTGCACGCGCATGTTGAGCGCACTGCGTTCTGCGTGCCCGCGTGCACCTTGGTCGTCGCTATCCCAATCGGCCCAATAAGACGAAAAGCCCAACACGCTTTCCACGTGCCCACGGTTGTACCTAAAGTCGTGCAGGCTGGCGGTATGCCATGCGCTAAGCCCGCTATACTTGTTAAAGTACCACCGCACAATGTACTGCCCGTCGCTTTCGCTAAACTCTATGCCGTACTTTTCACGGGCAAAGCTTAGCAGCGTACTAACACCACCACCATACAGCAGCCCGAAGTTTACAGGCTTGGCCTTGGTACGGTCTTCCTTGGTTATTTTGCTGGCCTGCCGTAGCTCGGCTATTACCTCGGCTGTTTCGGTATGCGCGTCCGCGCCGCGCAGGTAAGCAGCTATGCCCGCCTGCTCGTTGGCCAAGCTAAAGGCTATGCGCAATTCTATTTGGCTAAAGTCCCCCTGCCACAGCACCCACCCGGGGGTGGGTATAAAAAAGTCCCTTATGTCTTTGCCGCGTGGCTGGTTTTGAAAGTTGGGGTCGCGGCAACTGGTACGCCCTGACAGCGTAGTGGTGTTGTAGTACGTAGGGTGCACCCGCCCGTCGCTGGCAATATGCCCCTCGTATGGTTCAACGTAAGTGTTCAGCAGCTTGTCTACACTGCGCAGCGTCTCCAAGTGCCGCAGGTAGTGGGCACCATACTGCTCACGCCATACAGTAATGGTGCCCTTGGTAACCTGCGGCTTGCCCGCTTCGGTAACCGTTATCGCTGGTAGCTGCTTGGTTTTGAAAATGTAGTTGTCCAGCGCCGCGCCGCTGACCTTAGTGCGTGGTGCCGTGCCAAAGGCAAACTCTTTGTCGTCTTTTGCCCATGCCTCGAGCGTGGCAACGCGCTTGGCATACAACTGGTCGGCGCGCTTTGCCCACTTGTCCGTGTCAAAGTTAACGCCAACGTGGTTGCACCGCGAAAGCACGTAGCAGCTTGGGCCATACACACGCAAAAACAAGTCCAGCTTAGCCGGGGGCATTTCCTGCATGGCCCTGTGCACCAACTGGTAGGGGTATACCACGTCCTCGCTGTTGTACCAGCCAAGCTGCACCATGTCAGTGCACCTGTGCGGCTCGGGCACTAGGTGGCGGTAGCCGTCGCCCTCGCGCGCTTGCAACTCTTTCAGGCTAAGCATTTGCCAGCCCTTTACCGCGTGCTTAAGCAGGTAGTATGCTGTCTGCGTGTCTAGCCAGCGCCGCACCCTTATGGTAAAGTTGCCTTCGCGCTCGGCCAGCATGGCGTCGTACCCAATGTTGTGCCCTATTACTACCGTGTCCTTTTGCTGTAGCTTGCGCTGCACCATGGCAAACGCGTCACCCCACGCATTACTTTCGCGTGGCACAAAGTACGCTGTCCTGTCGCTAGTACAAAACGCCATGGACTTTATTTGCAGGTCGGGGTCGTACGTGCGGGGGCGGTCGGTTTCAAAGTCCAAGCTCACCTTGTCATTGTTGTCCAGCGCCGCCTGCGCCTCGGCAAAAAAGCCAGCGTTGTTAATGTCCACCAACCTAAAGGGTGCCTGCCTGTCGCCTTCAAGTATACGTGCAAGGCGCTGTATGCTACGCTCAAACTCTGCCTCCCACACACCCTTGTAGCGCAGTACAGCAGCAGGGTGTACCAACCCGTAAAACATTTGCCCGGGGAAGTCATGGTGGTAAGCAAGGTTGCCGCGCAGCTTCTTGGCTATGTTGGTAATGCCGGGGTAGAAGGCACGCATGGCCACACTACCAACAAGCACAACTATGGGGTAGTCAAGTACCTCTGCCTGCGTGTACTGGCTCATGCAGCACGAAATTACCTTGGGGGTAGGCGTTGCGTTCTTAGGCGGGTGGCAGTGCGTAGTGTTGGTTAGCGCGTACTCGGTAATGCCCATGGCGTGCAGCGTATTGCGCAGCAGCATGCCAGACGCGCCAGTAAAGCCCTCCTGCTTCTCTACCTCGGTAGCACCCGGGGCCTCGCCTACCAGTATAACGTCTGCCTTGCTCAACGTCGCTGGCACAAACTCCTTGCGCTTGCGCGGGCACGTGCCGCACCCACCCTTGTACCGTAGCCTGCGCTCGTCGTCAAGCAACTCGGCCAAGCTAACCATGGCTACCCCGCAGTATGTCTTGTATGGTTGGCGTATGTAGTTGTTTCACGCGTGCCTGCTTGCGCACGCTGTCGTGGCTGTGCTCGGGATACCACTGCCGCAACACCTGCCCGTACTTTTTCCCTGCGCATGTCTTAAGCACGCTGCGCGGGTATAGCTGCACCTGCTCCCACAACAAGTCGAAAGCCTTAACCATGGTTAGCACGTTGTGCATCATTAGGTACCACACAAAGGGCGAGCGCCACTTGTTGCCGTTGCGTGCCTGCTTGCTGTGCGTGGCTTTCGTAAAGTCCAGCTTGGTAAGCTGCTGCTTGGTAAGCCCTGTGTCCTCCTTGGCCCAACGGCAGCCTGCGCACGTGCACTCCCAGTCGAACTCGCCCTTGCGCAAGTCGCGGCTGCCAAATGCCCACGGCGCGTCTTGTGTTGGCTCGGGTACCAGCACACCCATGTTGCGCCCTAGTATAGTTGCCGTAGCACTGTCGTAGGTCAGCTCCTGCACGTTACCGTCCAAGTGCGCCAACGCAAACGCCGCACCCAAGTCGCGCCACGAGGTTACCTGTAGCAAGTGCATGCGCTGCACGCCCCTGTCCAGCAGGAACCGCATGTGCTTGGTAATGGCCCGCATGCGGTTCTTTTCCTTGGCGGCTATGCACCACCCTTCGCCCTCGTCAGTAAACGGGTACACAGCCCGTATACTGTCAAACCACTTGGTGGTCTGCGCCTCGCTTTGCCCGTGCAGTACCGACCACCACCTAAAGCGCGTGCCGTGCTTACGCCCGCGCTCGTAGTACGGCAACGCACGCTGCACCGACCCAACCGTCTTGGCTAGGTTTTCTTTGAACAGCACGTTGGCAGTAGCCGCCACGCCAGTGCCGCCTAGTATTTTGTACGGGGGCCAGTCCAGTATAGCACCACGCGTGCTGTACTTCATTTGCCAGCCCATTACCGTAGGCCCGTCGGTGTTAAGCCTGCCCTGCGCCAAACCGAACCCACCACTGTCACCAAATATAATGGGCTCGAGGTTGTTGGTTTCCACGCCCACCATGCCCAACTCGCGGGTTACTATGCCTTGGTACGCGTCCCTGTACTCATAGCTTACCAACGCCCCGGGGTGGTAGGTTTCTTGGTCAGCCTTGTTAAGCCAACTGTAAATACGTTCGCGCCTGTCGCGCGGGTTACCCGTGTACAGCTTAAAGCGCAAACGCCACGGGAAAATACACGGTAGAAAACGCTGCTCCATTGGTACCCCCCTAAAACGGTGGCTCGTCAGGCCAGTTGTGTTCCCGCTTAGCACCTGTACGCTGCCAGCGGTCACGCTGGTTGTTGCTGTCCGTACCTATGTATAGGTGCTCGGGGTTAATACAAGTGGCGTTGTCGCACCTGTGCAGTACCAGCTCCCCGGGCAGCAGTTCGCGCACGTGCACGGCGTAGCTTAGCCTGTGCGCATACATGCACTGCCCCCTGTACTTCAAGCGCCCATGGTCCGGGTTAACCGCACCTTGCCAATGCCAGCACCCCGTGCCGTTAATGTGCACGCTTGCCTGTAGCATAGCCTTAACTGCGTCGGCGTCTTCTTGTGCTACGGCAAGCGCACGCGCCTTGCGCCGCTTACGCACCATTCTTCACAAGGGCCATAAACTCGCTACGTACCCTGCCCTCCTCAAACACACCACGCAATGCACTGGTAACCATGTCGCCCTTGTGCTTTACCCCGCGCAGTTCCATACAGAAGTGGTTGGCACGTATAACCACGCCGACGCCGCCGGGGCGTTTCATGGTTTGGTCGCCAACGCGTTCCCACAGGTAGTCGGCTATCATGGTAGTAAGCTGTTCCTGCACCTGTGGGCGGCGCGCAAAGTGGTCAACTATCCGGGCCAGCTTGCTTAGCCCGATAAGTTTTTGGTTGCCCGATACGTACCCCACCTGCGCCGTACCCACAAAAGGCAATAGGTGGTGCGCACACATGCTGTGTACAGGTATGTCACGCAACACTTGCATTTCCGCCGTACCGCCGTAGTCAAACGCGGTAACAACAGGCTCGGGCGTAGTAAGCCCTGCACACAGCTCATTGTGCCATGCACGTGCCGCACGCCAAGGCGTGTCCTTCAGGTGCACGTCAGCAAGGTCCACACCCAACCCTTGCAGCACTATGGCCAAGCCAAGCGCCACCTGTCCTTCACCGCTCATGTTCATGCGGCGAACGTCGGCAAGCGCCACGGCTAGCATGTGGTTGCTAATGCCGCTGCGCGGCTGCGCCTCGTCGTCGGCGCTGCACAATGCTACCCTGCTTTCAATCATGGTACACGTATCCATTTTTGGGTTTGCAGGCTTAGGCACCACCGTGGGTCGTGCTTTACAATTTCAAGGCAGCGCTCTACTGCCCCGGGTACAAACTGCACAGGCGTGGGGCTGGTATATTCCAAGCCAGTGCCGTTGGCGCGCATGGCTGGCGACACGTAGTGGAATATGGCAGGCTGGAAAGGTGGTTGGTCTTGGTACCTGTCCGCTATAACGTAGCGGTACTCGTGCGGGGGCAACGCCACCACCTCGTCGTCTAGCACGCGGGACTGCGCAGCAGGCCCATGCAAGAACATATACTTGGGCGACACCGTTACCCAATTACAGTGCAGTAGCCCGTCGCGCCAGTGCGTGCCGTTGGTTTCAACAGCCACGTATGCACCAAGCTGCCGCAAAGCCCCTACCAGTTCGTCAAACGCCGGGGCCAGCGTGGGCTCGCCGCCTGTAAGCACTACCATGTAGTTGTCAGCCTTGCCAGTAGCAAACGCGCACAACCGCTCTACCTCTGCGGCCACCCACGCCACCAACTCGTTTACCGTGCGCTTGAACTTGGCCTTCTGCCACGGCGTGTCACATATACTGCCGTCGGCAAACTTGCAGTCAAGGTTGCACCCCGCAAACCTAATAAAGAATGCAGCCCGTCCCGCGTTGGCCCCCTCGCCTTGCACGCTAAAAAAGCGCTCCACCAACGCACAGCTAGCGCTATCCGTTTTCGGCTGCATGGCGTGCCTCCAATAGCTGCTTAAAGGTTACAGGCTTTACGCGGCGCTCGGGGTGGTACAGCATGCCTATGGTCATAACCTTGCGGTAGTCCCTGCGCTTCAGCGTGCAGTGGTGCTCAAAATGGTAGCCCCGCTCGGCGGCGCGCAGTCCCAAGCTGGCGTCCCACACGTGTTCAAGCGCGTGCGCGTCCATGGCCTTGTGTATGGTTTCCAAGTTGGTGCGCAGGTGGTGCCACCAATCCAACCGCTTGCCGTGCCGCGTTATGACGTTGCGCAGGTTGCACCCCACGCACAGCATTAGCGGCATGCTAAACTTGTGCAGGTTCTCAAACAGCGCAACCAGTATGTCAGTAGCCAACCCATACGGCTCAAAGTCCACTATGCCAAAACCACGGCAGTCGGCACGCTGCTTTAGCCACGTTTGGGACGGCGCTATTTCATCGGCTACCTTGCTTTCTGGGTTGCGGTCAACCCCGTACACCACGTAGCCCACCTGCTTGTACACGCTGGCGGTGGTGCCCCACCCAATGGTTAGGTCAAGCACGCCACCCTTGATACCTAGCTCCTTGGCCAAGTGCGCCGCGTATACCCGGGCGGCATACCGCGTTTCGTAAAACTTCTCAACGCCATGCCGCATGCTTTTAACCGCCATGCTAACCCCCTAGGATTATGGTGGGTACCTTGGCAGGGTCGACCAAGCACGCGTTGCACACCCACCCCGCCGCCACCTTGCGCATGGCCGGATACGGCGTACCGTGCCGCATTACCCAACGCCGTGTCTTCTTATTGCAGTACGCACACCTGCGCTCCACCGTGCGCACGCGTACCGCCATAGTGCGGAACGGGCCTTCCAGCTTGTGCTGTATAATGTCGTCAGCCGTCAAAGCCGAGGTACGCTTTAAGGGCTGCTGTACTGCCTGCGGCTTCGCAGAGGGCGTAGGCTTCCTGCGCCTCCCGCTTGTTGTACGCCCAAACCTGCGCAATGCGCTCCACAAGCTTTTCAGTTTCCTCACTACGCGCCGCCACATAACTTGTCCCCTGTGGTATGCCCTTAGCCTTGGGCAATGCCTTCTGCCAAATAGCGTACACCAACTCGTTGTCGTGCACCTGTAGCGCAATGTATTTACAAGCCCGGGCCAACTGCTGTTGGCTGGCTAGGAACCTGTGCAGTATAACAAACCACGGCGGGCTGGCCTCCGCCTTGGTCCACAGTGCATTAAGCCACGGTATGTTCACGCTGGCCCCCGCCGCGTAGTGTCCACCACACGGAAGCGCACTACTCTAGCCAAGGCGTCGGCCGCAAAAAACTGCCGTATGCGCTGCGCACGGCTGGCCTTTACCTGCGCCAGCATGTCCTGCACGTAGTTCTGCGCCATGCGCTGCGCACTGCCAGCGTCGGCAGTGTCTAGCTGCACCGTTACCATTACCATTACCTCGTGCGTGCGCATGCTATGTCCACTCCTTTATTAGCTCGCAGCACGTGCCAAGGAAATGCACCACGGGGTCGGGTGCCCTGCCCCCGTCAGTAATGGCACGTGCAATGGTTATACGCAGGTCGGTGGCCTTACTGTGCCCATCAGGCACTGCCCAAAACAGTTCCCGCAGCAACTCGTAGTGGTCGGTGCCGCCGTCCCGCGCTACAGTTTTCAACTTGCCCCACTCATTGCCCTTAATATAGTCGCGCAGCTTGGCACCGTCGACTTGCTGTATTAGCGGTGGCCGCAGTTCACCATGGGCAAGCGCACTGCGCTGCGCCATGTACAGCAGCTTGCGCATGTCCGTGTACTTTTCGGCGTACCCAATAGCCACCTCTTCTGTATGCTGTACGCCCTCGGCCTGTAGCACGCGCACTAGGGCAGCATACCGCTCCTTAAGGGGCATGGCCCCCAAGTGCAGCACCATGCACCTGCTTTGTATGGGGTCGATAATACGGTACAGGTAGTTGCAGGTAAGTATGAAGCGCGAGTAGTCGCTGTACGCCTCCATGGTGTTGCGCAGTGCCGTTTGCGCGTCGGGCGTAAGCGCGTCGGCCTCATCCATAAACACCACGTTCCACTCTGCCCCTAGCAGGCCACGGGCAAAGTTGCGCACGCGGTCACGTATAGTGTCAATGCCGCGCTCGCTACTGGCGTTAAGCGTAAGCACCTGACAGTTAAGCTTGGCTACCAGTATCTTTGCTATGGTGGTCTTACCGCACCCTGCTGGCCCCTCCAACAGCAGGTGCGGTATTTCACCCTTGGCCAAAAAGCCCGTCAGCACCTTGCGCACGTCGGGCGCAAGCGCCAGCTCCTTAAGCTCGGTGGGGCGGTACTTTTCAACCCACAGTACACCCTCCAACATTGGCGTCACCCCCTTTAATGCGTGCGCATAACCACTGGCCGCACCAACTCTTCCAAGTACTCTATAGCATGCCGCAGGTCACCAAACAATGCCAGCCCGGGCATGCCCCACATAAACTGGTACTCGTGCCGCGAAATGCACTGCGGGTCGGCCGCTACTATGCTAGGCTTGCCCAAGGCAGTTGCAAAGCCAAGCTCACAAGCAAAGCCGTGCGCGTGCGGCGCTTCCCTTTGTATGGCACCAAAGCACACGTCGGCCAGCTTAATAGCCTGCAAGTCCCAACTAACATACCGCGAGGGCAACTCGTCACCCGGAAAGCTTTTAAGTTCGGGGTCTAAAAACCGTATTGAGGGCTGCCCTTCAAACGCCAGCATTACCCGCTCCCGCCATGGGCGCGGGTCGCCGTCAGGGCTAACACGCGGGTGCTTACGGTCGAAGCACCCCCACAAGTACACAAGCATTAGCCACCTCCTTTCACACCCACTGGTTGCAGCTTAACCGAAATAGGGTTAACGCCCCACGTGCCGTCAGGGTCTGGGCAGGGCACAGGCACGTAATGCTTGCGCCGCACAAAGCACCACGCACGCATGGGCCAGCGCTTCCACCATTTGCGCCTGTCGCCCGGGGCCTCGCGCAGCACACGCGCTACTACCAGCATGCGCCGCACCACGGGTTCGTACGCAGGTAGTTGTATGTCCATAACAACGTACTGGTCGCTAAGCACGTCGCGGTTGTAGCCCTTGGGTGTGTTCTTGGCAATGTCAACCACGTGCATAGGCACTATGCCCGCGTACTTTTTACGTAGCTGCTGTATACGTGCGGCCTTGGGCGCACTGGCCTGCCAGTGCAGTTGTGACAGGCTGTACATGGCCTCCCAATCCTGCCCGCGCCATGCGTCAGCCCACTTGGTGAAGGCGCACGCAGGTGCGCCTTCCCGTGTCCAAGCGTCACGCTCTACTGGTTTAAGCCGTACCATGCTTTAGCTGGCCTCCTCCTGCATGGTAGTAAGCACGTACAGGTACTCGCCATCGCGCACACCCACCATGCTTGGGTGCGCCCCTGTTACTATCAGCTCGCTCTGGCTGTAGTCGGTAACGTTGCGCAGCACGTTGCCAAGCTTGGTGGCCGACAGCATTACGGTGTAGCTGTCCTTGTGCCCTTTGAGCGTAAACGGCACGCTAATGTGGTCGCCTAGGCTGTCGCCTACCTGCAAGTGCCCGTCCTTCTTGCTTAGCACAATGCTAACGTGCTCCGGCGTGAGCATGCTAATGGCCGACACGGTGGCGTCCACCATGGCCTTAGTAAGCACACATGCCGTACCCTTGCCAACCTCCACGCGTATTTTCTTGGCCGCGTCCGGCGTCATGCGCGTGCCAATTACCTTGGGGTTAGCACACAGCATGCTAAACACAATGCCCTGTGCCCCCTCAATTTCCACGCGGTCGTCGTCGGTGTAGGTAAATGGTATGGTGTCCCCGTCCAGCAAGCTACTGCGCAAGAACTTAATTAGCCGGGGCAGGTTGGGTATGCCTACGCGCTTGGGCAACTCGTGCCCTGCCAGTGCGGGGCCAAGCCCCACAAAGCGGTTGTCTTCGCCTATGGCGTTGTAGGCAAAGTCCTTTTCCAATATTAGCTCCCCAACCTCGTTGTCGCAGTACGCCGCCTCAAGGTGGTGCGTCAGCAGCTTGCGCTCAACCTGTACCTGCATGTTGCCCTCCCATGTAGTAAGTAGCGGGGTCTTGCCCCTCGGGTAACTCGTAACGTATGACGTGCGGGTGCACCTGCTTAAGCGTCCAGTATAAGCTTTCGGCCTCCTTGGCAGCGTCGCTGTCCAGTAGTATGCCTATGCCCTCGTTGTGGGGCACGCGTGCCGCCCACGCAGTAAACACAGTATGATCAGGCTTGCCTAATGCAAGCACGACGTTGGAGCCCGTGCGCGCCGCACCAATAGCGTCCAGTGGCCCCTCTACTATTAGGTGCCATAGCCCGCCGCTGCGTATGCCCACTGTGTACTGGCGCGTAGGTAGGGTGCTTAGGTACTTAGGCCCGCCCATGCCGGGTAGAGCGCGCCCTATTACACCCACTACATGCCCCTGCCAGTAATCTCGCGCAGGCACCACCACGCGCCCGAACCATATACTGTTGGCAGTGTCCACCACTACACCGAGGCGGTAGCGTATAACTTCTGCCATGCTAACGCCCCTGCCTAGCACGTAATGCAGCGCCGTTTTATTTTCACTAAGCGGCACGAACGTAACCTCAGCCAGCACAGCACGCGGGTCGGGCTGCTGCTTGTCTTCGCGGTCCCACACCACGGGTATAGCGTCCCAGTAACCAAATTGCTCGCCAAGCAGTGTGTCCAAGCGCCCACCCGCGTCGCACGCCCAACAGTGCCACACGCCCTTGGCCGCGTTAAGCTCCATGTTGTAATTTTCGTTGGCGCACAACAGGCAGCGCTTTACCAACACCTCGTCACGCTGCACACGGCTTGGTATGCCGTAGCGCGCCAGCAAGTATTCCAGTTCCTCTGCCGTCACGCGGCTGCCTCCTCCTCCGGCTCCTGCACCAATGGCCTGTGCCCCAAGCTGTCCATAATGCGGCGCGTGTTAGTTTCGTCCAACCCCGCCAGCAGCATAAGGTCCATGTTGTAGTACACAGGTATTTCAGCGTTGCGCCCACTTGACTCGCGCACCTTAAGCAACCCGTACCGCGCTTGGTTAGCTTCCTCCTCAGCCTCGTTTTGGTTGAGGCTTACTATAATGTCTGCCGCCCGTACCTTTTCGTAGCTGTCGCCCATGTCAGCTAGCTGTAACCGCTCCCGGGGTGTGGTGCCGCGTTGCTTGCGCGCCTGCGTTGCGCTTATTGCCGTGCAGTGAAACTTGCCCACGCACATGCCGCGCACGGCATGGCTAACGCGGCCCAAGCGTGCGTAGTCGCTAATGCCCCTTTCCTTGGGGCCAAGCATTAGGTCAAGGTAATCCAGTATCAGCATGTTAACGGGGCCATACATGCGCGTGTACACACTAAGCAGCCGCTCGAGGTCAGGTGCCCCTAGCGTGTACGGCTCAACAAACAGCACGGCAACGCTGCCCTTGGCATAGCCTAACCAGTGGCGCACCCGCCCCGCAACTTGGTCGGTGTGCTGCACAAAGGTCTGGCGGTTAGCTTCGGCTATGCGCCTGTAGTAGCGTTGCAGGGTGTGCTTGGTGCTTAGCTCCATGGTTACATGCAGTACGCTAGCCCCACTAAACGCCGCCGCCATACCGAAGTTGATAAGCCCCGCTGTTTTACCTAACCCGCTGTCGGCCAACACAAACACAAGCTCGTTGCGCCACCCACCAATATAACTATCCAACGCGTGCACGCCCGTAGGTATGGCGTCCTCAATAGGGTCGGGCATTACCCACCTGTCAACGTCACTAAGCTGCGCCAGCCCCTTAATGCTTACTGGCTCTATGCCACTTACCTGCGCCGCCAGCGTAGCAAGCGTTTCCGGGGTAGCCTTGTCTTGCATGGCGTTAAGCCGCGCCACGGCGTTGTGCAGCGCAATGCTGCGCAGGTCACCTATTGCCTGCGAAGCCACGTACTCCAAGGTGTACCCGCTAACGTCCTGCTGGCGTAGCAAGCCTAACGCCTGCTGCACGGCACCACGCTGCCCCGTAGCCAGCGTGTCCAGCCATACGTCATAGTCGCCCTGCTTGGGCAGCGCCCCATGCGTATCGGCAAAGTCACTAACAAAGCGGGCAACGCTAAGGTAGTGTGGGTTGGCCACCACCAAGTCACTTGTAAGCGCCTCACGTAAGTAGTCCAGCACGGCGCGGTCGCGCATGGCCCCCGCTAACAACCTTTCAAGTGTTAGCAAAACGCACCCCTATCCCTGTGTCAAACAACCGCCGCAGTTCATGGTCTTCCAAGTACTGCCCCCACCCGTCGGGTGTGTAGTTGCTGGTTACGACCATTGCTGCGCCGCTGTTGTACGGCGTGCAAATTAGTTCGGCCAGTATGCGGTACTCCCAATCTGGCATGTCCTCTTTGCGCTTGCCAGTAAACAGGTCGTCCAACACCACCAAGCGCCTTGCGTCCCTAACAGGCTCAAACAGCACGTGCTCGTTTTCTTTGCGCCGCCAGCTTGCATGCACTGCACGTACGAAGTCGGGGTAGTACAGCCACATGCAATCGCGCGTGCCCCACTGGCGCACGCCCCAACGGTACAGTGCTACACCTAGGTGCGTCTTACCTGCACCCGGGGTGCCTGTAAGCAGTAGCCGGGGTAGCCTGCCAAGCGCGGTCTGCTCCATAAACTGCTGCACCTTACTGCGCGCCGCGTCGTCTGGCCACCTAAAGCCAGCAAGGCCGCAGTGCCAGTGCGAGCGCGGCAGCCCGTACACTGTCTGGCTAACGGCTACCTGCATCGGCCACCTCATCAACCTTGCGAAACGTTGGACAATCGGGCGCTATAGTAAAGGCAGTAAAGTTGCCCGCCGCCTTACCCTCGGTGCTAAGCCATGCCTGCATAGCTTCCAACAAGCTGCCGTTGTGAAAGCCCAATGGCACGGCAGGCCCCGCGTACTCGGCAAGCCTGTCGTTAACGTACCGTCCGCGCACGCGCCCACACCTGCACGTGCGCCAGTCGTTAAACAGCCGCACCACGTCTTGGCACTCGGGGCATAGCAGTAGTTTCATAGGTCCCTTGCCTTGCGCATTAGTTCCGCCTTGTAGGTAGCGTCGCCACGTGTACTACCTGCCAACCGCTGCCCTAGGTTAAAGCGCTGTACCACGCCAGCCGAAAAGGCCACCGCAGGCACCCAACGGTTATCATTCATGTCGCTGTGTATAACGTTGCTGGCGTACTGCGCGGGGTTGGTTATGTCAAGCATGCTGCCTAGCACGGCACGTATGTCGTACATGCCAAACACCCAACTGTACCGCTTCGCCTTGGGGTTGGCACCATGCGCCGCCATGTCCTTCGCACGCTCACTATTGTACGCCGCGAAGCAGCGGCCAATGGTGTCAAGCGCCTCCGGGGTGGCGGGTACCACGCTTACCGCGTTCTTAATTTGGTAGCGCCGCAGTGGCGTTAGCAGCATGTCGCAAAAGGCAACGTAAGCGCCAATAGCAATGTCGCTGTGCATGCCACCGCCGACAGCTATTAACCCCGCCAGCAACATGCGGTCAGCGTCGCGCAATGTTGTCCGGGGGTGCTTGTACGCGCCATTGCCAACCTGCACATACCAGTCCCACAGTGCCGAGCGGTGCTGCTTGCGCGGACGCTTGGGTATGCGCTGTATGCTTCCACTTTTTGGCAACTCTGTACACATAGCAAAACCTATATCTTTTGTTATAAAAGCAAAAAATTTGTTAAGGGTACAGATACATGGTTAGCCTTTAGTAAGTGACCGTTTACTACGTAAACGTGTTACTTACCCCGCCAGCCGCACAAAAAAGTAAGCAGCGACATTATTTTTTGCCAATTTTCCGGTCAGCGGGTTGGGCAAAAATACGCACGGCAAAGCCCTGTGCATTGTACAACTCTACCCTGCGCCGTGTGGCTTTGTTGAAGTACTTGTTGCCCCGGTCAACCACGTCCCGTATGTACACAAACTCCTTTCCGCCAGCACGGCGTAGGCCGCGCCCAATGCGCTGTAGTGTTTGCCTGTTGCTGCCTTCGCCGCTTGCAAAGATAAGCCCCACTGTGTGGCCAAGCAGGTTGGTGCCCCGGTCAAGTATCTTGGTGGCAATAAGGGTGGTAAACTCGCCCGCCTTAAAACGTGCAAGCACCTGCTCACGCGCCGCCTTGCTGTCAGCACCATGCAAAAACACAGCCCCGGGTATAGCGTCGGCTAGTGCCTGCCCGTGCGCCACACGGTTAACAATGATGGCGTTAGGCATGTCCGTGTCCAGCAACTCGGCCACGAAGGCGTGCCGCGCCTCATTGTACAGCACGCCAGTTTCATACAGTATGCGCCGCACTTGGCTAGGCTCATACTCGTCTGGCATTTCGTACTGCGGGTGGTCAAACGGGTACAGCTCAACCAAGGGCTGCGCGCTAATGCCCCGCTGCACCAAGTCCATGTTGCCCACCTGTACTAGCTGTGGGCCTATGTGCTCTTCCAGTATAACGCCAGCTAGGCTGTTGGGGTCTGGGAAGGTACCGCTAAAGCCCAACCGCCACACGCTGCTGGTACACGCGGCCAGCACGCTTTGCCATGTGTCGGCAGTAGCCTTGTCAGCCTCGTCAGCCAGCACCATACCAAAACGCTTGCACCATTGCAGCCACTCGGTGTCGTCCGTGCGCCCATTGCGGCACAGCTTGCAGTTTTTGTTGTGCCACTCTTCGCTGCGGTTAGGGCATAGCGGGTGCAGGCGGTTATATAAGGTGGGGGCCATGGCCAGTACTATGCTTGCCCGGGGCTTTGCCTGCGTGCCTGCGGTAACGCAACCCATAATAGGTGTGTCGCCACCTGCACGTGCGTAGGCAACACTAGCCCCTGTCCACTTTTGCACCTCTTCCTCAAGCGCTTGGTACACGCTTACCTCGTCGCACAATATTAGGGTGTTGACACCTGCCTGCTGTGCCGCTTGCGCCAGCAGTGCAATAATGGCTCCCTTGCCCGCGTTGGTGGCCAGTGCTATCTGCCCCCATTCATGCGTGCATGCCTGCACAATGCTTTCAGCTTGGTAGTCGCGCAGGGTTTGCAACTGCGCAGTAGAAAACTGTAGGGTGGGGCAGCGGTCGCGCCACGGGCAGTCCACCACAAGCTCGCTGCCAAGCTCCCTGCGCAACCGCGCCAGCATGCCGCGCCCCAAGGCAAGCACACCATTATATACGCGCCCCGGGTAATGGTAGCCGTCCCACCTGTGTGCCTTGTAAGCATGGCTGTACTGGTACCCGGGTACACGCTTGCGATGCTGCTTGCGCCAAGCGCGCAGCAGCTTAACGTCTGCCAGTAGTACGCTAGGGCGTTCGTGTGTTACGTTCATTAACCCCCGCCTCCAGCAGTGCCACCTCACCTAGTGTCATGTCGGCACCTAGTATGTGCGCTAGCTTGTAAAAGGGCAGTGCACGGTTTTGGAAAACCATAAGCACTGCCACCTCGTCGTACACATCACCAATGGTGTTTACACCTGCTTCAGTTGCCGCACGGTACACACGGTGGTATGGCAACCGTGCCTTGCGCGCCCACTCTACCAGTCCCCGCCGCTCCCACGTGCGCTTAACGCGCCGCTTGCCCATGTAACCCCCCTTGGTTTGGGTGGGCCAGCAAGTTACCCTAGCTTTTGCTGTGGCGCAAGTTTATGTCGCGCTTGCGCTCCCTATGCAGTTCCAGCCATAATAATGAGCAACGTTAACCCCTTACTATAAGGAGGGCAGCATGGCCCGCGGAATACGCACAGGCACCGACGCCAACGACAACGTATGGCAACAGGTGGCCACAGGCACGGTGGAGCCAGCGTGGGAGCTTATTGACTTCCCAGTAGCCAAGCGCGACCTGTACTTTGCAGAAGGGCGCAACCGCTACCCCATACCAGAACGCAAGGCAGTAGTACGGCAGGACGATGGCACGGTGCTGCAAATTGTCAGCGCCGACTACAAGCTGGTACCGCACAAGCAGGCGTTCGAGCCCATTGCCGAGGCCATACACGCGTGCGGCATGCCAGTAAGCAAGGTGGAAACCAACGTGGGCAATGACGGCGGCTACGCCCGCGTGCTGTGGACAATGGACCTTAACACCAAGGTGCAGCCGCGCCGCCGTAGCCTGCCCGGGTTTAACGGGGGCAAGGCGCAGGTTGGTGACGTGGTGGCATTGCAGGTGGTGGCACGCAATGCCATGAACTACAACGCCGACTACAGCGTGTCGTTTGGTGCAGAGCGGCTTGTGTGCGAAAACGGCATGGTGGTGTTCATTAAGGCGGGGCGCATTGGCGGCAAGCACTTCGCCAGCCTAAGCGTGGCAGACATTATTGCCGAGCTTAACGCCCACCTGCAAGACACTGACCGTGCCTTCCCAATGCTTACCCGCTGGCAGCAGTGGGCAGGCGTGCAACTCGAGGTGCCCATGCTTACGCAGTGGTTGGCAAAAAAGGCCAACCCCAAGGTGGTAAGCAAAGAGGCGGCAGAAACCATAGTTGACTACTACAAGGTGCGCGACAACACGTTGTGGGAAGGGTACAATGCCATAACGTGGTACGCTACGCACAAGGTGCCTGTCAGCCGCAAGCGACAGGCTGGCCGCATGGTAACCGTGCAGGAGCTTTACCACGGCGAGGCGGCGCGGCTTGTGCGTGCATTTGAAAACAGTTAACTTGGTGCCGCTGGTTGGTGTGGCCAGCTACCATTGGTTTTACCTCCTGTGTTGGGGGCGCACAGTGCGCCCCCAACAACTTTTTAAGGGGCAAAGGCAATGACCATACTACTAGACGTCGACGGGGTAATAGCAGACTTGGCTGGCGCGTTTTGCACGCACGCGCACGTGCCCTTAGCCAAGTGGACGCACTGGGACTTGAGCAGGTGCTACGACCCCGCTGTAGCCGCAGCTTTCCACGCATACCTACAACGCCCTGACCTATACAACAACGTGCAGGCATACCCCGGGGCTAAGCAGTTCGTACAACACCTGCGTGAGCTTGGCCGCGTGGTTGCATGCACTGCACCCTACATGGCGCACGCCAGTAGCAAGGCGCAGTGGTTGCAAAAGCACTTTCGGTTTAAGGCGCATGACATAGTACTGGCCGCAGACAAAACGCTAGTGCGCGGTAGCACGCTAGTGGAAGACCGCACAGACAAGTTGGTGCAGTGGTGCGAGGTGCATAGCCGCCCGGGTATACTGCTGTGCCGCCAGTGGAACACCAACCCCAACCACCCACAGGTGTACGTAGCGGACGGGTACAGCCAAGCAGTGCAACTGGCTGCCTTTGCTACGGCAAGGTAGCGACACTTTTTGGCAAAGCCCGTGCAACTTTTGCCTTTGGCCGACGCTGTAAGTTATTGCAATATAAGCACTTACAAAGTCGCCCAAAACGGCGTGCACTTTCCAGCCAAAAACGTGCACGGCGCAACCCCCTAGGGTACAGCACCCTAGCACCCAACTTCGGCAGCCCCGTAAGTCCATATAAAATAAGCACTTACAGCGTCGGTCAATTTTGCAAAACACCCTCACAAAGACTTGTCCTTTTGCCTAGGTGTGCTCATTATAGTAGTGCAGCATTGTTATTTGAAAATACGTTGGTTGTGTGTGGGACGCTAAGCTGGTTGGCCGCGCATAAGGCCGGGGGGACACAGGGGGGGCAGGCAACCGTAAGACCCTCGCTGAAAGACCCCACAGAGAACGGACCCTGTAACTGCAAAGCTGAAACCCCACCAACACACAACAGACCAAAGGCAAGGGAGCTAGTGGCGCAGTAAGCAAGCACGCGGGGCCTGTGATGGTGGGCGTACCCCTGTTAACGCTACGGCGCAGGGCACCTGTCACGGCAGCAGTAAGAAGCGAAAGCAGCCCCGTGCACCTAGGCATGCGCGTGCAACCACTACCTTACCTGTAAGCACCTTCGGCCAACTATATGTTTTGAGTGTGTACCTCCTAGGGCGCGGCGCTAAGTTGGAGCGCCACTTGCTGGTTCGAATCCAGCGTGCCCATTACTAAACGCACCACACCAACAGGGGGTAGCAATGCTAAGCGTACAAGTACAGTTCAGCCCCGTTGCGGCTGCCGTGTTTGCTGCGGCGCTAGTTACTGGAAACGACACTGTTACTGCTGGCTTGTTTGCTGCCGTCGCACACATTGCAGCAGACTACGCTAAGCTGGCGCTGCGCAGGGTCACGGGTACAAGCCCACAGGCGGTTGCAAGTGCCGCCTGACCCCATACCATATAGTACACCACACCAACAGGAGGTAGTAATGAACAAGACGCAACAAGTTGCCAATGCCATACGTGCACGTGCTGCCGCGTGGGAAAACTGGCACGAGCAAGAGTTTGGCAGCGACCCGTTTTGCGGTAGCAAGGCAGCAGGCGCGCCGGACATGGTTGAGTACGGCAAGCAGGACGCCAATGACATGCGGTACATTGCCAGTTTGGTAGAACAGGGCAAGGTGCGCGGCGCAGTTACGGCGGCGGCAGTGCTGGCTACCGTTATCCGGGACGAGCTAAATGAAGCTGGCTTTTTTGAGTACGCCAAGCTGTACTTGGCCGCGGAAGCATACTTTGACATTTAGCGGTAAGCGCTAAGCGCGCAGGCGGGTGCAAGCCCCGCCTACCGCTTTACCAAGCAACACACCACACCAACAGGGGGTAACAATGGACGCTACGCTGGCCAAGTATGTTGACGGCTACGTGGAGGCAATTAGCACCGACCTAATGCAGCGGGTGGAAGAAGAATGGCTCCCCGGGTTTTACTACAGCACCCTTGCTAACAACGCTGCTGCTGACGCGCTGCTGCGCCAGCTACAAAACACCATGCAGGCCAAGTTGGAGGCGCTGCGGGT